TCCTGCCGCAGCATATCGCGAAACTGGAATGACACGTTATAATACAGAACAAAGATATTTAGAAATATGGGACGGGTTTAGTTGGGTGTCTGTAGCAGGTGCAACGGGCTCAATTAGCTTTGCTGCTGCTGAAGACTTAGCAATTGAATACGTACTAACATTGGGATAATAAAAAATGGCAACGCAATTTAAAAATAAAGTAGTAAAAGAAGTAGGACCAATTCCTATACTTGCATTGGAAACTGATGCAGCTACACGTTCAACTATTATTGGACTTAACTTATCTAATCTAACAGATTTTGTAGTATACGCAAGTATATTATTGCACGATGATACTAGTGTAGAAGGGTACTTTATGAAAGATGTTATGGTACCACCCAACAGTAGTTTGCATGCGCTTGCAGCAGGCGAAAAATTAATACTTGCACCAGAAAATCAATTATATCTAGTAGCTAGTTCAGACGACGCATTAGATGCAGTTATAAGCTACGTAGATATTGTATAAGGAATAAACTATGTCAAATTACACAGGAACAACACCGGATCATATTAATGGTGCAATACCAGATAGATATTTTTACGGATTACGCAGGACTGATAACGGCGAATTGTTTATAGGCAAAATGGATCAAATGAGTACAGTTGATAGTATTACTATAAACACCCCTGGAGACCCAACACAAAACTACCCAAGTTTTTCAGAAGGCCAAGATTTTTATGAAGGTCGTGATGTAAATCATAACCTAGTATATGAAAATTTAAATTATGAACAATTTAAATGGGACGGTCGAAATATATCATATTACGTAGACGCCGAAGGAGAATTGGTAGCAAGAGTTAACCATTCATTTACATATGATGAGAATTCCTCATCTAACGGATTATAAGAGAGAACAAAGATGTCAGACTTTAATTTAGAAAGAATTAGATTTAGATGGAAAAGCGATTGGGTATTATCGACAGCATATGTAAAAGATGACATTGTCTATTACAGGGGCAAGGCATATGTATGCTTAATTGGACACACGTCAGACTCTGTTAATTTAACTACTGATCTTAATGATGTTAACTCAAAATGGGAATTAATGTTTGATGGTAAAGTTTGGAAAAACTTATGGACAAGTGAAACATATTATACACCGGGTGATATAGTAAAATTTAAAGGGTATGTATACGAATGTGTAACAGCTCATACTTCGACTAACGTAGTTAATTTAGGATTACCTGCAAATTTACCAAACTGGAAAATTATTGCAACTACATACAATTGGCTAAACGAATGGACAATTAATACGTACTATGACCTTGGCGATGTAATTAGATATAACGGTATTGCATATATTTGTTCATTTAAACACCAATCAGCAGCAACAACTGTGATCGGTTTAGAAGATGACCAGTCAAGCTGGAGTGTATTAAACACTTCTGATAGTTGGCAAGCTGATTGGACTGTTAATACTCGCTACAAAGCTAAAGATATTGTAAAATATGGTGCTATTAGTTACAGATGCTTAACAGGACATACTAGTGCAGCTACATTAGCATTAGGTATTGAAGACGATCAATCTAAGTGGGAGATATTTTTAGAAGGTATTGAATACAATGGTGATTGGTCTACCGCTACTAGATATAAAAAGTATGATGTTGTTAAAAGTGGCGGATCATTGTGGAGAGCTGTCCGGGGACATACATCAACTGCAACATTAAGAGAAGATGTAGATAACTGGGAAATATATATACCTGGTTTAGAATATGAAGCTATATGGGAAAACTCTACTGAATATAATAAAGGTGACATTGTTGTATATGGCGGGTATGCATATACTGCGTTAACTAATAATTTGAATAGTGTGCCTAGTGTAAATGGTATAATACAAGACACTGGCGCTTGGGAACTGTTAGTCGCAGGATACCGGCACCTTGGCGACTGGAGTAGCGTAACTTCATATAAAACTGGTGATGTTATTAGAGATCAAGGATATCTTTATATTGCAATTGGCGATAGTACTAATGTAAAACCGAATACAGATACTGCTAAGTGGCAAGTCTTAATAACGGGCCGCAAATGGAAAAAAGAATGGGTAGATAACACCGAATATCACTTGGGAGATGTAGTTACTTATGCAGGTGTAGCATATATTTGCATTGATGATCACCTAGGAACCGAAAGTGACAATCGTCCAGATTTAGATATTGAAAATATAACTGATAATTACTGGACTACATTATTACAAGGCACTGCTAGTAATGTACTAACTACTCGTGGCGATCTTAGATCGCATGACGGGTCATCGCACACACGTAGCACAATCGGCAACGCAGGCGCTACCTTAACTGCAACTACATCTCTTATCAGTTGGCAAGACTTTCAGGTTGTACAGAATACGTTTTACGTAAGTATAGACGGAATTGACGAATCATATGCTGGAAAATCATTAAACACACCGTTTAGAACTGTAAAATATGCATGCGATTATGTTTTAGATAATGTTGACACTGACAATACTAATAGTACTATTTTTATTAAAACTGGAGTATATGATGAAATATTGCCTATTAAAGTACCAAGAAACTGTGCATTAGTTGGAGACGAACTAAGAAGTACAGTAATTACACCAGCAGCTGGATACGAAGATGGCCATATGTTTTTTGTCAACAACGGCAGCGGCATAAGAAACATGACATTGCAAGGGTTAACAGGAGACTTACCGGGATCGATAAATCAATATGGTTCAAAGAGACCGTCGGGCGGAGCGTTTGTAAGTCTCGATCCAGGAACAGGTGTTAGCGATACAAGTGTACATATTATTAATAAGTCACCGTATGTTCAAAATGTTACTGCGTTTGGCACAGCTTGCATCGGTATGAAGATCGACGGGTTGCTACACAATAGTGGCAATAGATCTATTGTTGCAAACGACTTTACACAAGTTATATCAGATGGCATCGGTTACTGGGCACTTAATAGCGGCAGATCAGAGCTTGTTAGTGTGTTTACATATTTCTGTTATATTGGGTATCTTGCAGAGAACGGCGGAATTATGCGTGCAACTAACGGTAACAACAGTTATGGTACATATGGTTCTAGAGCTGAAGGATTTAGTTTACAGGAAATTCCAATTACTGCTGAAATAGATAATCAAACTCTAGAAGCACAAGTAAGTATTGTTCATACCAACGGAAATAAAATAATTGCAACTGGTTATAGTCATGCAGGACAATCATATACTAATGCATCTGTTACTATTGCAGGTACTGGTATTAGTGCAACAGGAGAATATTCTGAATTTATAAACGGCGGAATAAGTCAAATTAGAAGAATAGATCCGTCAGATTCGAGTACCCCAGGCGGACTAAATTATCAATTCCTTTTAAATAGTGCTCAGTCCGGAACCCAATTTAGTATTACCCTAGCTGCATCTGATGACACTGGTACATCGCAAAAATATGTAGGAATGCGTATATTTATTGATAGCGGAAAAGGAGTAGGACAATACGGTTATATTAGCGGATATGATGATGTAACAAAAATTGCAATTATTAGTAGAGAATCAGACAACGGCGCAGGGTGGGATCACATTTATCCCGGGTATCCTATTGCGCCAGTACTAGATAGCACAACTAGATACAAAATTGAACCAGCAGTTAATGTTGCTGAACCAACTTTTAGTTCGTCTATAATTAATACCGGATTAGATGCAAATACTTATAAATTTACTGCTTCAGACAAGGCACAAAAAATATTAGTTGTTCCGTCTAATTTAGGAGAATCACATGCATACAGTAACGATGCAGGCGCAAACTGGATTAACAATTCTTCTTCACTTAGAGCCGCTACATCAGCAACTGGTGCAGTATATACAGGACAAGAATTTATAATTACTGGTGATAGCACATATTATTACACATCACAGTCAGGAGCATTAAACAATTTTGTAGAGTCTAGTGCTTCGGCAAATAACTATACTGGTGTTGCTTCAGACGGAGCAGGAAATGTTGTTCTAGTAACGGATAACGGTGACGTAAGTTATTCTTCAAATCACGGAAGTTCATATTCTAGCGCAACTGGTATTGCAGGATTGCCTGCTTATGGTACAGGTAAATTTATTATTGTTAATGACACTGGTAATGTTGCGTACTCAACAGACAACGGAGCAAATTGGACTACTACAGTATCAGCACTAACTGCAAGTTCTTGGTCTTCTGTAGTATACGGAGACGGAAAATTTGTTGTAATAGGCTCTAATAATTTAGTAGCATATAGCCATGATGGCATTACATGGTATGAAAATGATATAGAGGACGTTGAAACATTTGATACATTGTCATATGGTGCAGGAGTCTTTGTTGCAACAGGAAATTCAAATAATCTTGCAAAATCACAAGATGGCAAAGTATGGAAAACATTTAACACAGATAGTACATCTTATGCATTAGACGATATTAGAGTTTGGGGCAGTTTAGAATATATGCCACTAACTAAAAATTGGGTTGCTGTTGCACAAGGTGCAATTTGGAACACAGTTGAACTAGGTGCAACAGCATTTGCTAGAGTTAATGTAAGTTCGAGTAGAATACAAAATTTTATAATTTATAATCCAGGAAGCAATTATAAATCTAATCCATTGGTATCTATATACGATCCAGAAGCAACGGTAGATGTTAGTTATGAAATAAGAATAGCAGACGGCGTATTGCCGCAGCCTGTACTTACTAATCAAGGAACAGGATATGTTACATCTACTATGACAGTGTCAGGCGACGGTTTTGCAGACATCTATCAAGTAGGAAAACGTATAAATCTTAAAAATGTAACGCTAGTGCCTGGACCAGGAGCAAACGTTGTTATTAATAGCATTGATGATGTTAACTATAGGCTAACAAAAATTGTTTCGCAATCAGGTTCAGCACCTAACTTTAATGTAACAATTGAAGTTAGTCCTCCACTAACTAATGAAAACTCTCCTATGCAGAACGAATCATTAATTATAAGAGAAGTATACAGTCAAGTGCGTCTAACAGGACACGATTTCTTAGATATCGGTTCTGGTAATACAACTAGTACAGCATATCCAAATTTATATCTTGAAGGGTTTGTTTCGGAAAATGAACCGCAGCCGTTTAACGAAGTTACTCAATTCGGCGGCGGCCGAGTATTTTATACATCAACTGATCAAGACGGTAACTTTAGGGTTGGTGAATTATTTGCAGTAGAGCAATCAACAGGAGTTGTATCTATTAATGCTGATTTCTTTGAACTATCGGGTCTAGAGGAACTTAGTTTAGGAGGAGTTCAATTAGGCGGTAGTGCAGTTGTAATTAGAGAGTTTAGTAAAGAAACAACATTTTCTGCTAATTCAAATAATATTGTTCCTACAGAAAGAGCAATAAAAGAATATTTGACAAGTAGAATATCAGGCGGTGGCGCTGATGCAGTAACTAATACATTGTTTGCAGGACAAGTTAGAATTACAAGTAACAGAATAAACACAACATCGGGACTTGATATAAACATTCCTGTAGATGTTAATATGACTAACGGCATTGATGGCGATTATTTGGCACAAATGTTCTTTGCGTCTAGAAAGTAAATATAATGATAAATATATTAAATAGAGCGGAGTTTTAAATGGCAGAATTTAAATTAGGTAGAATTAGATTTATTTGGAAGGGCGACTGGGCTACTTCTACAGTCTACTACAAAGATGATATTGTACGCAACGGTGGTAACACATATGTTTGTATCGCAGGTCATACTGCTCCGACATTGTTTACAGATACACAGTCAACATACTGGAATAAAATTTCAGATGGCACTGATTGGAAATCAAATTGGATAATAGGAACCTATTATAAAGTAAATGACATTGTAAAATATGGCGGATATTTATATGTAGCAAATACTGCACACACTAGTGCAAGTACTGCTGTAGATGGGCTAGAAGCTGACCAAGCCAAATGGGACTTATATGCTGAGGGCTTTGATTACAAAACAGACTGGACAATTACTACTCGTTATAAGATTAACGATATTGTAAAATATAACAGTAAAGTATATATTTGTATCGAAGATCATACTAGTGCCGCAACAGATGCAGATGGTTTAGAAATAGATCAAGCTAAATGGAATATTTTCTCAGAAGGATTTTACTGGACTGATGTTTGGGGAACTAGTACAAGATACAGAGTAAATGACATTGTACGGTTCGGCGGAACACTATATATCTGTAATGAAGGTCACACCAGTGCTGCAACAGACGCACTTGGATTAGAATCAGATCAATCTAAGTGGGACTACTTGCACAAAGGCCTTGAATATAAATCAGACTGGACTGCTGCAACTAGATATAAAATTAATGATGTTGTTAAGTATGGTGGCGGTATATGGATATGTACAACATTTCATACAAGTACAACTAGTCTTGCAGTAGACGAAAGCAACTGGGAACAATTTGTAGAAGGTTTAGAATTTGAAGATAGCTGGGACTCGGCTACTAATTATCAACCAGGCGACTTTGTAACATATGGCGGATACAGCTATGTATCTATAACAAATAACACTGCGCTAAAGCCTAGTGATAATACTTCAGATTGGGACTTGTTTACAACTGGGTTCCGTTTTATAGGCGACTACGAAGATGATAGTGCTACTAGAGAATACATCGAAGGTGATGTAATTCGTCTTGGTGGATTTACATATTTGTGTATTGAAAAGCACGAAGGATTTCGTCCACCTAACGCTACATACTGGCAGCGTCTTAATGAAGGTGTTGAATGGAAAGGCACATGGACAGACGCAACATTTTATGATGAAGGAGACTCTGTACAATACGGCGTAAACTCGTACATATGTGTTCTTGCACATACCTCAGACGAAACGGTTGTACAAAACAGACCAGATCAAGATGTAGACGGCAGTGAATGGAATTTATTAGTTGCTGGCGCAGAATCAGGCAACTTAACTACCGAAGGCGACATTGTTTATTATGGAGGCGCAGGCCCAACTAGATTGCCAATTGGTACACCCGGACAGGCATTACGAGTTAATAACAGCGGAAATGCCCCGGAATGGGCCTACCTTGGCCGTATTAATAATGTATTTTATGTTGAAGGAACTCTGGGTGTAGATGGTCCAGCGCCAAATTACGGTGTAACATTAGACCGTTCTTGGAAGACAGTGCGATATGCTACTGAGCAGGTGCAAGCAGGCGCAATTCGTTATACTGCAAAAAATCTGTTAGAAAAAAACAGAAGCTTTATTCAAGACGAAGTTATTGAATATATTGATGCAACATATCCTGCACTAACATATGATGCAGTAAAATGTCGCAGAGACACCGGACAAGTTCTTGATGCAATTATATGGGATTTATCACATGGCGGCAACGAGCGTTCAGTAAAAGCAGCACGATCATATTTTAATGCAGCCGGTGATACTTATCTAGCAGACAATGCGACTGAAACAGCAGCAGGTTTAGGATATATTGTTACTCTTGCAGACGCAATTATGTCCAATCTTGTACCTGCAACAGTCCGCGGAAGTTTAAATCAATATACTAACAGCGCATTTGTAGAAGAAGCAGATGCCCAGGCAACTGTGGATACATTAACAAATATAATTACTGCGGCAATTACAGCAGGCAATACTAATAGTATTCCTGCAGAACGTAAACCTCAAAACACTATATTTGTTAAGACAGGTGAGTTTGCAGAAGTATTGCCAATTATTGTTCCTGAAAATACAGCAGTAGTAGGCGATGAACTACGTTCAACACGCATTACACCGGCTGGTGTAATAGTTGACAGTGCAGATACTCCGTATAGTTTAGATGCACTATCAAGATTGCAAACTGTTATGAGTGACATTGTTACTAATGGTACTGTTACTAAAACAACAGGAAATGCTCTAAGTCAAGTTACAACTGCTCCGGCAGGCAGCGCTGGCGCTGGAACATTTGCAACTGAACTAGTACAACAAATATACGATTACATCGACTGGGGTGTTAACGGAGCAAGCGGAGACTCAACAGTTCCTGTAACATACGGAACAAACACTCCTAATACTACAACTGACTATACATATGCAGTTGAGGCAATTGAAGCAAACAGAGCATTCTTAGTAGCAGAAGTTGCAGCTTATATTGCCGACACTTACCCTGCATATAATTACAATGAAGCAGCATCTTCTAGAGATGTTAATGCTTATATTGATGCAATCAAGCATGACTTAATTTACACTGGTAATTATAAATCACTACTAGCAGGCCGTTATTATGTAAATGCAGTAGGAGGTTCTTTACAAGAAGATATGTTCTACATGCGTAATGGCACTGGCCTAAGAAACTGTACAGTTGCAGGATTAACAGGAACACTAGGTGCAGCTAATGCATACGGAACAACGCGTCCTACTGCTGGCGCATTTGTAAGTTTAGATCCGGGCTGGGGTCCGGCACACATAGATGCATGGATTATCAACAAATCGCCATATGTACAAAACGTAACAACATTCGGCACAGGTTGTGTTGGTTGTAAAATTGACGGCGATCTACACGATGGCGGCAACGATTCAATTGTTGCAAACGACTTTACACAAATTATATCAGATGGTATTGGTGTATGGTGTACTAACTTAGGCAGAACAGAACTTGTTAGTGTGTTCTCATACTATGGACACATTGGATACCTAGCAGAGAACGGCGGCAAGATTCGTGCAACAAATGGTAACTCATCTTACGGTGCATTTGGTACTGTAGCTGAAGGAGTTGATAGTACTGAAATACCGATTACTGGCGCAGTTAATAATAATGCACTCGAAGCATATGTTAGAAATGTTCTCACTGACGGAAATAATATTCTTACACTCGAATACGGAAATGCAGGTGTAAATTATACATCGGGCAGCACCACTATTACACCAACAGGCGAAGGATTCGGCGCCGTAATTGACACAGTGCAAACAGTCAACGGCGGCGTATTTGAAGTTAGATTATTAGATACATCTGATAACTTTGGCGGAGCTGGCTATATAACTAGCGAAAATGTAGCACAATCAGGTAATGCTACACAAATAACTATATCAAACACTGACACTAGGCTTAATGCGGCATATGTAGGCATGGCAATATATATTGTATCAGGTGTTGGCGCAGGCCAATACGGATACATTGATACTTACAATAGCGGTACAAAGCTTGCAACTATTAAAAAGATGAGTGATGACACAGCAGGATGGGATCATGTAACCGGTGTTGCTATAGTAAGCACATTGAATGAAACAACAACTTATTCAATTGAGCCTAGACTATCATTTACTGCACCTACAAGCGGATTATATACTGACACTACAGCAGCCCGTGCAAGCGTAGAAGATGGAAAGATTACTTCGATTAATATATGGAATCCAGGTGTTGGATATAATTCAGTACTTACTATGACTATTACTGATCCAAATAATACTGTAGAAGCGCCGCATGAAGTTAGAGTCGGCGACGGAGTACTTGCACAGCCTACTTGGACAAATAGAGGCGCTGGCATGGCAACAGCATCAGCTGAAATTACAGGTGACGGATACGCTGATCAATATCAGCCAGGTACACTTGTTAATGTAAGCGGATTAACAGCAATACCTCAAGCTGGTTCAAACTTGACGTTTGCAGGCATTAGTGGAGATTACTACAAGCTTGTAACTATTAGAAATGTTGAAGGCGCCGGTCCTTATACTGCACAATTGCAAGTAAGTCCTTCGATAACTGTAACTCATGCACCAGTACATGCTGATCCTATTGAATTTAGAATTCGATATTCACAAGTGCGTCTAACAGGACACGATTTCCTAGATATCGGTACTGGCAACTTTGCTGATACTAACTATCCTAATACTCCAGTTAATCCAGTTGACCCAACAAAAGAAACTGTTGTTGGCGGCGGCGGCCGAGTATTCTACACAACTACAGATCAAGACGGTAACTTTAGAGTTGGCGGATTGTTTAACGTAGAACAGTCAACAGGTGTAGCTACACTTAATGCCGATGCGTTTAACATTACCGGTCTAAACGAACTACAACTTGGTGCGGTTGCGCTAGGTGGTACTGGAGCAACTATTACTGAATTTAGTGTAGATGGTACATTTACTGCTAACAGTGATAATATTGTTCCAACACAAAAAGCAATTAAAACTTATATTGCTAGTCAAATTGGTGGCGGTGCAGGTGAACTTAATGTTAACAGTTTAACAGCGGGCGTAATTAAAGTTTCAGGACAGGAAATTACGACAACAACAGGCGCACAGATAAATATAACACAGAAAGTTAATTTTACTGGCGGAATTAAAGGTGCACCAGTTGCATTAAATTACTTTTTATCATCATAACGGAGAATATATAAAATGGCTACAGGAAGATTAGCAGCAAGCGATTTAAGCGCAGCAACACTTACAACAGTATACGAGTGTCCAGCAGACACATATACAGTTGCATCGATATCAATATGTAATAGAGGTGCAGACGCAACTGATATTAGTTTAGCGATAGCAGATGCGGACACGCCGATAAATGGCGAATATATAGAATTTGAAACTAATTTACTTTCTAAAAACGTACTGGAACGTACTGGATTGGTTTTATCTGCAGGTCAAAAAATTGTTGCATTATCATTAGAAGCAAGCGTAAGCGCTGTAGTTGTTGGCATTGAAACGTCAGCATAAATATACAAATAAAAGGAAATTATAATGGGAAGATTTATAGGATTAACAAAAAACAGAGGCAGCGGACTAGCAATTGAAGATCCAGATTTTGAAAATACTGGATTAATTTTAACTAGTAACGGAACTGGGTTTGTTTTGGCTGGCGGCGCATCTCTTGATAGAGATCCTCTTCCAGATTATGTAAACGCAAACGAAACATTAAACGTTACACTAAGTGTTACAGGAGCGTTCGGCGATTCAGTATATACATTTGACTGGCGCGACGGAGTCCAATACGGCTTAGGGTTAACATCTGCAGGAGTTTTAACTGGAGCAACATCCGGTATGGATGTAACTTCGGTATTAAAGATAAACATTACTGACACAAAATATAATGTTGTGTACGAAGCTGATATAACTGTATTTGTTAGTTTAACAAATACCTATCCTGATATTACTACAACTAATGCTTCTGTAACCTTAGAAGGTGTAGAAACATTTCAATTTTCTGCGAGCGGATCACCTACAGAATGGGCAATTACTGCCCGAGGTAATTTACCAGCCAACGCAACTATTTCGAATAGTGGGTTAATGACTTGGCCAGGTAAAGCAGGCGATAATACTACTACTGTATACAACTTTACACTAGGTGTTCGTAATGCATCGATGCCGGCTGGCTCTTTTAGAACAACAGCATTTAGCAAGTCATTCCGTTTCCTTTCTATAGAAGGCCAACAACAATATGAAGGTGCATATGGTCAAAACGGAGGCAAATGTAGTTATACATGGGTAGCACCAGAAGGAGTAACTAGTGTTAATGTGTTAGCAATAGGCGCCGGCGGCGGCGGATGTCGTGTTTGGGCAGTTTGCGGTGGACACGGCGGTGGCAGCGTGTGGGCAAATAATATTCCAGTAACGCCAGGATCCTCATACTGTATTCGAGTAGGCAGAGGCGGCTGTTGGAGCGGCACTCAAGGCGGATGT